GATAAACTTGACCTCCATTATCATAGCCTTCTACTTTAAATTTATTTTGAGTAGCACCAGCCGCTCTACTTAGAGCTTCTATCATCTCATCCATATTCATTATATCGCCAGAATCTTCCTTCATACTTCTATATTCTCGCATACTTTTAGGGTTAGGATACCTACTTTCCATCATTTTTAGTAGCTCAATATCTCTTTGCATCTTAGACAAGCCGCTTAATATGCCCTTATCGCTCGTATTATCCATCATGCCTATGTTACCCATGGCTTGTTGAGTGCCCATTCTCTGTCTAGCATCTATCTCTAACGGGTCATCTACACTACCACCATCTTGCATGTAACCAGACTGAGGCATCTTCTTTACATCGCCACCACTTACCATTTGTTGTGAGCCACTAAGAGTACTAAGTGCTATTAGTTCATCAATAGCTGAGTGACCACTTTCTAATCTATCTGCATTGTTTAACATATTTAACTTATCCATTCCTATTTTTTCAGCGGCATCTTTACGTATAACAAATTCACCGGGTTCTAGCATTGCTGGTACTGTATCTGGCATTACAGAATCCTCCTACTAAATGGGTTCATATCTATTAATCCACCATGTCTGTATTCTTCTATTTCACCACGACTAGACTTTCTATTTTTTCTGCTTTCCTTAAAATAATCTTTAAAACTTTTTGAGCTTATAATCTTAGACATTAAATCCTCAGCGTTTTTAATATCACTTTCGTTTAAATATTGCATAGACATATCCTTATCCCTTACTCCTTTATCATAAGCGGAAAGTTGCCTTGCACTTTCGCGTTGTGTTCCTGTTAACCTTTCGCTTATTTCGTCAAACATTCCATAATGTTTTTCTCTAAGAGCTTTTTCATCTGCAGATAAATTTTTTGCACTCATAAATAAATCAAAAGCCTGCTTACTATCGGGACTAAGAAACTCAGGATAGTATATATTATCTAATTTTTCTTTTATTCCCCCATCTTTTTGGCTTGCTTCTATAACAGGGTTTGGGTAATAATTTCCATATCTATCATATCTTGGAGAAAGGTCGTAATTTGTGTCTCCAACGTAATCTAAATAATCACCCTTCAATACACCACTATTATTAGCCCTTCTAATTGTCATACCACCATCTTCGTAACCTTGTACGTAGCCACCATCATTATACATTTCTGCACTTTCAGTTAAATTAAAACCAAGTTGAGCATTTTCAACTTGAGGAGCTTCACTTCCAAATAATCTTTTTATTTCTGAATCTAAAAACCTATCTTGAGTATCAAACAATTCTTTTGAGTCAAATAGGCTTTCATCAGCACCTCCTACTTCAAATATATCCTGAAGTAATTTTTCTCTATCTCCAATTATACTTTCAGCTCCAGCTTGTGCTGTAGACACATCCTTAGTTAAAGAAGATAATAAAGGGTCTGTTTCTCCAGCCATTCCTAAATTTTCAAGAGCGTCCATTCCAAACTTTTCTGCATAAGCCTTCTTACCAAAATCAGCTACTTCTCCAGCTTTACCTAAGCCATAGGTAGTTGCTCCAGCTATAGCAGAACGTTCAGCTAGTCCACCTAAGTCTTGAGCTTCCCTACCTTGCTTTCTTAAAAATTCAAAGTCATCTTTGTATAAACCAGTAGAAGATTTCTTAAGGTTTTCAGTATCTACAAATGAACCACCTACTAATTCACCAGCTCCTTTACCTATAGCAGAACCAAGTGCTTTTCCAGCAAGTACAGACATTCCACCAGTAGGTGCTGCTAATGCCGCTCCTAAAGCCGTACCTGCAAAGCTACCTATTTTCCCTAGTAAACCTCTATACTTCTGTTCTTTAGCTACTTTCTCTGCATTTGCTTCAAATTCTTTCATTGCTATTTCTTTATCTCTGTTTAGTCTAGCTCCGTATAATAGACTGGATAGTCCGGGTATGTATCCACCATTTGCATAACTCATAGGCTTCATGTAACCTCCACCCATATATCCTTTAATTGTTTTCTTTTTATCGTACATGATTGTCCTTTATATTGTTACTTCAGTTCTCCATACGGAGGTTATATGAAAATGTTTTTCAGATGTTACTATATCAGTATCGTCTGCATTTATACTTATACCAGCTAATTCTCCAGCTTCAATAGTAGGAGAAGCAGTCCAGTCAGATTGATTAATTGTAAAGTTTGTATTGCTAACCCAGTTTGAAGTAGCATCATATGTACAGACTGAATCTATTGTTGTATCTCCACTATCTATTTTTCTAATACCAAATATAATATCAGTAGCTACCGCATCTATAGCTGGAGTTCTTACTATTAATTTATGACAAGTCATTTTATGTGGAGCTAAAAACCCACTAGTTGCACTTAGTAAGGTGGTTTGTTCTCCTGTGCCTTGCCAAGGAATATAAACTTCTGTAGCAGGTAAGTCGTCTGTAAAACTATGTTTAAACACTCGATAGTCTATAAACTTATTAGTATACTCTAAGGCATTAGTAGTTAATTTTTTATCTACATACTCATTACCATCTGAAGACATATAGGATTTCCATTTTAAACCTTTATGCTTCTTATATATTGCAAGTCTTCCATTTTCTATAGTTATAAAAGAACCACCTTCCTGTAAAGACGAATGACCACCTTCATTAAACGACTGAGGTTGTTCTGTAAAATTAGCTAATCTTCTTAAGTTTCTAATCATTAACCTGCACTCACTTGTTTTAATCCTAGTACTCTATACTCTACTTGCATATCATTTACATATAAACCTGTATCAGTATCCCAACTATTAGTGCCTTCTGTTATGTCTATTTTAAAAGAAATACTTTGAAAAGATACTATACTACTTGGAGAGAAAACAGCTATTTTATAATTATTACTAGATTGCACAAAAGAACCTGAGCTAAATGCTGTCCATGTACCATTCTGATTGATTTGATAATATATATTAGACGCAGGAATAAGAGTACTAGCCGTATGTCTATAATGAATATATAACTTGTAAAACTTTTTAATTAAAGAAGTTTGACCTAATGAAAAATCGGGCGTTTGCACTCTGTAGTCTTTATGAACACTTGGTTCAGATTTAAAATTAGTAGTATATACTTTGTTAGCACCTTCTCCTGCAAGGTTAGTTGCTTGGACATCGTATGCAGTTACCAGCCTACCTCTACTATCATTTATAAAATTGGTTAATACTGGAGTAAAACTAGCACCATTAGTAGCTGTATCGTTAAAAGCATTTGGAGCTATATCATCTGCATATGAAAATGCTTGATTTTTAATATCGTATATATATCCATGTCTAGCTGCATTAACTTTTTGAATTATTATAGCTTGGTTTTTATCCGATATGTAACCAACAGACATTTGATTTTGAGCACCGCTAGTTGCTTCTGAAAAAGAAACCCAATCTTCATCATTTATTTTACCATCAGTTACATTAATAGTTGTTGAACCATTAAAGTAAAAAACTCCATTTCTATTTGCCCAGATAACTCCTGCGTTTCCCTTAGCTACTGAGTAAGAATGAAGGACTCCTGCATTATATATTGTGTCTTCAACGAACCAATTACTTGGAGATGAAGAAGCTACGTTAATTACTTGCATAGTTCTTTGTTTAAATGCTAGTATTCTATCGGCAAAAGATTCTAACTTAACATAATTTTCTGCATCACCTTTAGATGCTTCTATGTAATTAAAGTTTGGGAATGTATCGTACTTACCTATTTCACTATACATTATTCTATCACCATAACTACTAAACTCAGTTAGTCCATCTACTGAGCCAGATTCTCCTTCATCATATTTTACATTAGCAACAAAAGCTCTTCTACCTGACAAGGTTGCAGTTACATAACTAGCACCTGACTGACCAAAAGATATTTGCTTTGTAGATTGAGAAAAACCATTTAATGAAGTATATGTTTCTATGCTTTGATTTTCTAATTCTAACATCCAGTAGGTACTGGCTCTATTACCTACTGTAGTATTATTAGGGTCAGTAATTCTAAAGTGATGGTCTCCAGAAACTCCTTGAGTCGTACTGTCTTGAACCCATTGTTTGTAATCTGATAACATTGAAGTTCTAACACCATCTTTAATATTTATATCGGCAAGTAGAGTCCAGTCTTCTCCAGAGCTAATATCTCCTAAACCATCTCCTTTTCTAATATATATTCTTCCACCAGATATTCTATTTGAAAAAGTAGTAGAGCTACTTGCTACGTCCTGAGAAGCAAAAACATTTATTAGTAATTTTCTAAAACCATTACTAGCTGTAAAAGTAGTATTTAATTTATTTAAAAGAGACTCTTGGTTTCCGTCATAAATAAAAGTACTTGCAAATTCATAGGTAGTAGCTTCCCATCCTCCTGAGTCTGAACCATGTTCTTCTATAGCTAAAGACCAACCAGTTCCATCAGCTGCAAATTCATTAGAGCCATTAACTGTTGCTATTACATCTCCACCTGTTGGTTTTGCTAAGTCATTATTTTCAGCATATAAATTAGAAGGAATAACCCTACTTATAAAGCTTGTTAATTCAGCCGCAGTAGCTTCATTTCCAGCAACTGCATAAAAGTGGTCTCTTTTAATATATCCATACCATTTAGGCTTTGATATATTTTGCCTATTTCCATCAGCTACTCTAACCGCAGAGTTAACTGAATAAAAAACCCAATTAGGGTAAGAACTTGTAGAAGATATTGTTTCTAAGTCTATTACATCTGCTGTTACAGCACCAGTAGAATCTTTATATACATCAATTTTATTATCATCTGTATTTCCATAAAGCATAGCAATGTCATCTTGAACACCTACTCTCTTAATAGTAATGGTTGCACTAGCTAATATATCTTCAGCGACTACATCTTCAGCTAATTCAATAGCTGTAGCACCATCCGCACTACCTTTTGTAGTTATTTCATGACCATTGTAATTAGGTACTATAACTCTATCTGAGGCACTTGAAGCTGTTGAGTTAGTAGTTAATATTCTTTGTATTGTAAATATACCATTGTTATTAGTTGTGCCACTTATTTCTATTTTAATTGGTATATCATCATGACTATTTAATAAAGAGTTGTTTGAATTTGTTAAAATTGATGCAGTTGATAAATGTCTAACTCCAATAATAAGTAAGTTCGCAGGAGGAACAGTTATGTTAAAATCTGGCTGAGTATCTCCTTTTGGAATAAATGAAACGTAATAATTACTACTTGTTCCATCTGCATTTCCATATGGATTAGAACCTGTATTTAATTGAACATCTCCAGTAGGTGTTATTCCTGTTAATGAAAATCCAGCTACACCAGACTCATCATCGTATTCAAAGTAATGTAACCCATAACCCGGATTAACAGAAGATGTTATCGTAGGAGTGTGGTTAGACCCCGGCTTGTAAGCTTCTGCATTATTTGTTTGCTCATCAAACTTTCCCCTAGGTCTAAGCTCACCTAAATTACTTACGTCAAAATTTACTAAGTCAGCTGCTTCTCCTACAGATAAATCCCTAGGGTTTTTTACATTATTAATTCCCCTTGCAAAACTATTTATATTTAAATACTGCTTAGGCATTAATCAAGTATCTCCACATGTACCAAGTCATCGAATCCATTATCTTTAACATCTCCGTCAGAGTCCCAGTCTCCACCCCAACGAACTTTAACATTAAGTTGTTTGGCTATTCCTCTAATCATTCCACCCATATAGTGAAACCCATCTCTATTCTTCCAGTCTATAGGATAAGGAGCTAGGTCTACAGCTTTACCTTCCATGTGCTTAGAGTACTTAACTTTAGTAGCCCCTTTCTTTAACAACTCTTTCTGTCTTTCGCCTGTACGTAAACCTTCTATAATGGTTACATCCATAATTTTAATAAGCTCATTAAGAACTTTAACTAACCTATCGTCTACACCTTTTAATCTTTTCTTACTTGTCTTTCCAAATCTAGGCATTATTTCTTCTTCTTCTTTTTCATTATTAAAGCTTGAAGTTTTTTAGGTAGAGCTTTTTGTTTCTTACTTAACGCTTTACCTTTTTTCTTTTTTGAAGGTCTTCCCTTCTTTGAACCGTATGTACCTTTACCTTGTGGCATTATGCTCTCCTTACTTTTTTTGCAACTGATTTACTATATTTAGCTTTTTGCTTTCCTTTTGCAGTAGCTCTTTTCTTAGCTCTGTTAGTACTTGCTTTCTGAGAAGGGCTAAGACTTTTTCTAACTGACTCAGGTAAGTAACGACCACGTTTCTTTTTAGGTTTCTTCTTATCACCTTTACTAACATAATCCCACTTCTGCTTGCCCCACTTAGTCAAACTATTACTAGATGACTTAGCTCCTTTATATCCACCACCTGCTTTTTTATATCTTGCAGTAGCTAATTGAGCTTTACGTGCAGACCATTGCCCCTTACCCCCACCTTTAGTTCCTGACTTAACAGAAGAAACAATTCGTTTCCATAATGCTGGTTTTGTTTTTGTAGCTGACGCCATTATTTCTTTTTAGGCTTAGAGTGTTTCATTTGTACTTTAAACCCAGCAGTAAGACTAGCACCTTTATGAGGTTTAAACGCACCACTATGCTTCATTAACTTAAGACCTTTACCTGACTTCATCCAATGATAACCGGCAGGAGCTTTAACTTTTTTATTCATATTACCACTTCACCTTATCCGCCCAATAAGCAGCAGACATTTTACCCTTAGCTATATTCTTACCATGTCTTGCTTTGAACGACTTTCTTTTCATTTTCATTCTTCTGGATTCACCAGCTTTTGGTTTACCTGCTGTACTAGCACCCTTCTGACCAAACCTAATTGTTTTAATCTTAGACCCTTCCTTAGCCACAACAATATGACTTTTCTTAGGATGTCCCGGAGTACGTTTAGGTTTATTAAACCCAGATACTCCAGCTCTTTTTAATCTAGGGTCTTTCTTGGCAGGCATACTACTTACCCTTCATTAATCCAATAACTAAGTCTTGGATAACTTCTACTAATTCTTTAAACATCTTACCTTCTTTCTCTTCCTTAACAAAAGGTATATTGATTTTATCGTTTAACATCTCAGCCATTCTATCAGAAAAATCATCTGATGCTATGTGACCTATTGCCTGCTCTTGTACTATTTCAGCTTGCTCTTCAGCCAACTTAATTAACATTGTTTTAATATCCATTATGATTCCTTTGTTTTTTTAATTTTATAATACAAATATATTATATTCATTACTCCAATTATAATACCTAATACGTATGGAAGTAAGTCCATAAAGAGTAAAGCACCACTACTTACACTACCTACAGAAACTTTTAAACTATCCATTAATGTCTCCCATTTCCGTTCATTCGTGACATAATACCATCCATTCGTGATAGTTGTTTTTCTAAATCTGATATTGCCTCCATCATTTGCTCATACCTTCTATCTCTTACAGCGTCTGACTCATTCCACCTACTAATTAATTTGATTATCATTCCTTCCATATTGTTAATACTTTCAGATTGACCCTTGTTCTCTACCTCTAGTTCTTTCAAAGACTCTTGCTGAGACTCTGACTTCTTTGACAATGACATAACTAAATAAACAAGTAATGCTCCACATATACCTATCATTCCTGCTTCGCCATATATTGCCATCATGTCCATTACTTCCTCCGCTTTTTACCCCAACCCAAGGGATTGATGTTTATTTCTTTTTCATAAAACTTTACTTTCTCTGCCAACTCTTCTCGTTCAATCCTTTCTTCCACGATATGTTTATCAAGTAAATTCCCAATGCGTTTATCTGCATCAGCAAGGCTAGTTTCAAGTGTACCCAATCTAGTCTCAATCCTATAGTAACCATAGACGAGAGTCCCCACAAGAATAAGAATTTGCCCAAACCACTTAAGGTTAATACTGACAATAGCATTGTCGTCCACAACACTACCTCTATAACTCCTAGCTGTTTTGACATCTTCACTCATTTCCTCTTAACTATTTCCCATCTGTTGTGGGTAAAACACCACATGTCTCTATTAAGCCTTATATTATCTGAGTAAAAATGTGATGTAGAATCTTGGTCTACCACCTCAACAAAAGTATACATTGGATTATCTATGTCTGCATCAATTCCCATAACTGTCCAACCGTTTGAACAACTACTTAACATAAGTGTAGTAAACATTAATATTATAACTCGTGTTAACAACTTTAAAGTCTCCATTTTTTAATTTTATTATTGTATTATTCATAACACCATCCATAAAGCCATTGCTGTCTCTACAAATATATCTGATAAAGTATTATAAGCCCACTTTTCTTTAGTCCCGTAAGGCTTGTAATT